TGGAAGTTCCGAACCCTGAGCCGGATCCGGTGCCGACGCTGTTCCCGCCCGACTATCCGCCGCCGCCCGCCCCGCCGGTCGACAACGATCATGTCGAGGACGGCGCCGAGCGTTTCGCAGATACACCGGTACCGATCGACCCGCCGATCGAGAGCACGGAGGCGGTCAGCTCGCTCGACACCCCGGGGCAGATCCTGGGCGCCGCGGCGGAGCACGTCAGCTCGGACTGACTGCGGCGCGCTGGCCTTCGAGGGAGCCGGCGGCGTGCCTGCGCTACCGGCTCTCTCATGCGCGACTCGTGCGGGAGTTCAATGAGCACGTCTGGGACGGGCACTGGGACCTGGTCGACAAAACCCTGATCTCGATCGACCGATTGGAGCTCGGCGAAGCCGCCCGACTTGAATGTGCCCGCAGAGTGTCCTAGCGTCTGCAGCCACGAACACGGACACGGTCAGGACCTGATCCCCGTTGACGCAGCGAAAGCGCTGAGCCAATCCCCGGCTCCCCGGGATAGAGGCGCCCCCCTTACGGGATACGGCCCCTCGCAAAACGACACCCTAGTACCGTTTGCGAGAGGCAGTCCGTGTCAACCAACATTGTTACTTTCTACGTACAGCAGTACTCCAAGGTGCTGAACGAGCTTGTCCAGCAGAAAACCTCCCGCTTGCGGCGGTTCTGCACCGAGGACAAGTACGTCGGCCAGGCCGCCTCCCCCGTGGAGCAGGTCGGCCAGGTCAGCATGCAGCCGGTCACGCAGCGGTACGGCCCGATGCAGCGCGTGGATGCGCCCACGGATCGGCGCTGGGTCTACCCTTCCGATTACGATCTGCCGCAGCTGTTCGACAACTTCGACAAGCTGCGCCTGCTCATCGATCCGAAGGGCAAGTTTGTTAACAACGCCAAGAACGCGGCGAACCGCCAGTACGATGATCTGATCATCAATGCACTGGGCGGCACCGCGCAGACCGGCGTCTCAGGTCAGAACGCGATCGTGCTGCCGGCCGGCGAGATCGTCTCGGTCCAGCAGGGCGCGACCGCCCCAAGCGGTCTCACGGTTGCGAAGCTGCGCCAGGGCAAATTGATCCTGATGCAGAACGAGGCCTACTCGGATGAGGAGGAGGATCCAGGCGATCCGTCCACCGGGTTGGTCTGCGTGGCGGGTGCGCGCCAGCTGGACAACCTCATGGCCGAAGCGCAGGTGGTAAGCCGCGACTTCAACGACCAGCCGGTGCTCGAGGAGGGCCGCGTCAAGCGCTTCCTTGGAATCGAGTTCGTGCGCTCGGAGCGGTTGCAGACCGGTACCGATGACCAGGCGGGCACCTCCACCAAGGTGTTCATCTGGCAGAAGGAAGGCATGCACTTAGGTGTCTGGAACGACATCTCCACCAACATCAGCCAGCGCCACGACCTGCAGTCCGAGCCCTGGCAGGCGTATGTGTTCATGACCGCCGGTGCGACCCGCCTGGAAGAGAAGCGCGTCGTGCAGCTGTGGGCCCGGTAAGCGACAGCCCCTAACTCAACTCCCGGAGCAAGCCAATGGCCGTCGTCAATACCAAGTCCACCATCATCAACAACTATGAGGCGCAGCCGCGCGTCCTCAGCTCCGGCTATGTCGCCGGCGGTAGCGACACGATCACGGTCGCCACCGTGGCCGCCGCGGCCACCGACTCGATCGCCTCGACCTACCGTTACGGGTTCCTGCCCTCGGGCGTCCGGGTGCAGGACATCCAACTGATGAACGACGCGACCACCGCGGGCGTTTGGAAGCTGGGCGTCTACCTGAATGACACGCAGGGGTTGAACCAGTCGCTCTATCTCGCCACCTGGAATGCCGCCACGGCCTATGTGATCGGCAACGTGGTGCAGTACAACGGTGTGGTGTACTACTGCTCGACCGCCAACACCAACTCGGTGCCCCCTTCGGGCAACTGGACCACGGGGCTGGCCGTCAACACCCCGGCCGCGGCACTCCCGATCCCCAACGCCGACCAGATCCTGGGCTCGGGTATCTCGACGGTGGCGGCCAACTCGGCCTGGAAGAGTGTCTACAGCCCGAGCATCGGCGCAATCGGGTTTGCCGCGGCGAACGTGAGCCTGCGCCTGTGGGAGCTCATGGGCTACCTCACGGATCCGGAGTATCTGTTCCATCTGGTGCTCAGTGCCACGACCGCCCCGACCGCGGCCGGCTCCATCTCGCTGCAGTACAGCTGGGTCCGCTAAGTTCCGCGAACTGGCGGCGGCGCAACCCGTGCGCCGCCGCCCTTTGAAGTGAGAGGAGTTCCATGGCCGCTGTCAGTTACACCATCCTCGTCGGGGGCAATCTCGAGACAGTCGTGGCCGGCACGAACGCCCCTTCCGCCGGCTCGGTCGAGATCCGCATGGACCAGACCACGACCTCGGTCACGGATGCGACCTCGGTCACTGGCACGCGCGCGCCCAAGAAAGGCGAGATCCAGGCGCTCATGCGAGTGCTCGAGGAGTACTTGATCCGCGACACGAACGTCGTGGAGTAGCCGTGTCAGGTTACGCCTCAGCCGATGCGGTCCAGCCGGTCCTGCTGCAAGGTACGACGGTGGTCAACTGCGCGGCCGGCGTGGTGGGAACCGCCGCGGCGGGCCAGGCGTTCGACTCGGTCCTGCACGGGGTGTACATCGTTGGCAACGCGACCCCGGCGTCGGTTTCCATCGCGGGCTTCCAGGACAACACCGGCGCGGCCCAACCGCTTCTGATCACCGGCCTTGCGACGGACTACTTCTGGACGCCACCGAACCCGCTGTTGAATCGGGCGGGCGCACTCAGCTTCACCCCTTCGATTGCCGCGAAGGTGTGGGTGCTCACCCGGGCGTACATCGGTCCGGAGCGCCCCGAGCAGAAAATCAACACCTGAGAGGGCCCGCACATGGCCTCGCAGGTCGACATCGCCAATCTTGCGCTCGCGATCCTGGGCAAGCCCACGATCGCCAGTTTCCTGGACAACTCCAACGCTGCGCGCGTCATCAACGTCGAATACGACATGATCCGGCGCGCACTGCTCACCGGGCGTGCCACCTGGCGCTTCTCGGTCAAGCGGGCCCGTTTACCGGCACTGTCGGGCGCCCCCACCTCCGGCCCCTACACGCAGCAGTACGCGCTCCCGACCGATTGCCTGCGGGTGCTGCTGGCCGGTGACACCTGGCCGGGACTGGACCTGTCGGACTATCTTCTCGGTCCTACGGATGCGGGCTACGAAGTGGAGGGCCGTAACATCCTGTGCGACTATGGCGCGCCGCTGTCGCTGCAGTACGTCTACGATGTGACCGACACCACGCAATTTGATGCGTGGTTCTGCATGTACCTCGCCAGTCAGATCGCCTGGACCTGCTGCGAGCGGCTCACCGGATCGGACGCCAAGCAGGCGGCGGCCAAACAACGAAAAGAAGACGCCTTGACGCAAGCCGCCTCGTCCAACGCCCTGGTCAACACCCCCAAGAAGAACGCGGACGACACCTGGGTCGCCGCGCGGATGCAGTAGTGGGCCGCGCCTCCCCAGCACTGGCGGCCTTCAATGCCGGTGAGTTCGCCCCCCAGATGGAGGGCCGCGTCGACAACGAGAAGTACGCGATTGCCGCCCACATCGGGCAGAACTTCATCTCTCTCAAACAGGGGCCGGCCACCTTCCGCCAGGGCACCGCCTTTGTGCAGCCGGCCAAAGTCAGCAACGCCGGCAAGGTGTGGCTGCGGGCGTTTGAATTCTCCGAGACCCAGGCTTTCATTCTTGAGTTTGGGGGTGGCTATGTCCGCTTCTACACCAATCACGGGCCTCTGCTTTCAACGGGCAATCCGGCGTACAACGGCGCAACGCCTTACGTCGTGGGCAACCAGGTGGTCGCCGCGGGGATCACTTACCTGTGCATCGCTGCCACCACCGGAAACGCCCCGCCGAATGCGACCTATTGGTACCCGCTCACGCCATACAACGGCTCGGCGACGGTGGCGATCTACGAGATCCCCAGCCCCTACACGGCCGCCGATCTCACCGATGCGCTGGGCGAGTTCACCCTCCAGATCCAACAGTCTGGCGATGTGCTCTACATCGCAGGCGGCGCCGCGGGCGCAGGTCCCGCCGGCGTGGGTTATCCCCCCTACACCCTGACCCGCTTTGCGAACGCCCCGCCCAACTGGCAGTTTGCGCTCTACGCCCCTGTGGATGGCCCGTTCTCAAGCCCGCTGCCGCTGGTGGCCGGCGCCGAGATTGCGCTCGCCGTCTCGAACGTCCAGGGCGCGGCCGTCACCATCACCGCCTACGGGGGAAACCTCTTCGCCGCCACCGATGTGGGGCGCCTGGTGCGCATCGCCTCCCAACAGTTCAACGTCACGCCGTGGACCTTCAATGTCGCCTGGACGGCCGGGCAGCAGTGCGTCAACAACGGCAACAACTATACGGCGCTCAACTCGGCCAAC